CGTCGGCCGAGAGCCGCTGATACGTGAACTTCACGTAGTCGAGGCCGGCCTGGTAGACGTCGGCAGGCAGGGTCGCGCCGTCTTGGGCGCCGTAGCCGGCCGTGTAGGTCGCGACGACGTTCTGAAATCCGCGGCTGAAGATGCCAGAGCGCCGTCGGATCTCGCCGGTGACTGGGTCGACGTCATAGTCGGCGCCAGGCGTGAGCGCGACCGGCGTCCCGCCAGGGACATCGGCCAGCGTCAGGCTCGCGACGGCGACGACCGGGAAGTGCCGCAGGTGCAGCGACCGCTTGCCGTTGCCGTTCCGCGTCTCGACGATCGAGCGCGTCACAAAAGCCCGCGCCGTCTCGCTCTCGATGCGCTCGCTCACGGCATCGGCGACGATCGCGACCCGCGCGCCGTCGCGGAGGTCGGCCGGCGCGCTCGCCAGGACCGATCCGGCCGACTGCAGGTACGCAATGACGGCCGACAGCGAGAACAGCGTCGTCGCGCGAGTCGCGGGACTCGGCACGGCTATTCGCCGCCCTTCTTGCCCTTCTTGCCCTTCGGCTCGATGACCTTCGTCTCGTCAGGCGTGTCGGCCGGCTGCTCGTCAGGCGTCGGCTGCTCGTCGACGTTGTCGTCTGCCTTCGGCTCGACGACGGTCTCGACCGGCGCCTCGACCGCCCAGCCGTCGCGCACGAGCGGCAGCCCGAGCGATTCGTGGACGTCAAGCGTGATGCCCGCGGCGACGTGCGATACGTGGTTGCCGTCGAAGGCGATTGGTCGCGTCTGTCCGATGATGGTGATTCGCATGGTGAATCAGCGGCCCGCGGCGCGGCCGAGCCGAAGCCCGACCGCGCCGGGAAGGCCCACCCGGAGGCTAGGCGACCTTCTTTTGGCCGATGAACGTGACGCCGACGGCGGTCGCCGCGACACCGACGGTGAGCACGCCACGGATGTACCGCTTCGCGAACTGGCGGCAGCGCAGGCCGAGGAGCGTCTTGCCGGACGCGGTGATCTGCGTGATCGATACCGCCGGCGAGATGTCCGCGAACGACGAGTTGTCGTCGCTGTGCTGGATCTTGAAGTCGACCGTCGCGCCGCCCGAGATGGCACCCGCCGAGATGAGGAACGCTAGGCCGCCGACGTAGGACGTGAGGTCGATGCCCGTCAGGTTGTACGCGGCCGCCGCCTTCGACTGCGACGCTAGACCCGGACCCGAGGAGGCGTCGTCGAGGATGTCGAGGACGTCGGAAATCTTGTGAATCATTGCGATGCTGCCCTTCTGTGAGAAAGCCGGGGCGCGCTGTGCGCCCCGGCACCCGTTCTGACTCCCCTGCTGCGGACCATGCGCCGCAGTCGGGCTTGGACTAGCTGAGAACCTGGATGACCGCCGCCCACGGGGCGACCACGTCGCCGCCGAAGCGCAGCCGGAAGATGAAGCCCACCTGATCGGTGTCCGCGTACTTCTCGTCGAGGCGCTGCACGCTGAGGCCGATCTTGTTGACCGCCATGTACAGCCTCTTGAAGTCGGCGAAGATGAGCGACTTGCTCGCCGCCGCTGCGGCCGCGATGTGCTCGTTGCCGACGATCGGGTAGCCGTTGAGCGACGCGGGCGTGCCCGCCTGCGTGGACGGCTCCCACAGGTAGCGGTTCTGGCTGTCCTTCAGCTTGCGGATGAGGCCCATCGACGCCCGCGACGTCATGAACGTGCCGTTCTCCGCGTACTGGCCCGGCAGCGCGTAGGTCAGGTCGATGATGCCGTCGAACAGGAACGCGCCCGAGGAACCGGAGTTCTTCGTCGTGATGCTGCCGTTGGTCATGAACCCGGTCTGGAACTTGCCGCCCACGCCCTTGGTGAACTGCCGATCCTTGTCGACGGCGATCTTGTCGGCCATCAGCGAGGCCACGAGCGCCGTCACGTCGATCGCGCTGTCTTCGAGCAGCTCGCGATCGATGAGCACCAGGCCGCGCGCCTTCTTCGTCTGGATCGTCACGTTGCCGATGGGCGTCGGGTCGGTGGTCGTCGCGCTGTCGGCCGTGTCTTCGTAGGTGAGCGACAGACCCGAGTTGTCGATGTCGTCCGTGGTGTAGTTCACCTTCGGCCAACGCACGACGTCGCGCGAGGTCGTGATGCTCGAGACGCGGGCGCCGACGTTCGCGATGTTCGCGACCTTCTGGATGACGGTCGCTTGGAAGTCCTCGGGGACGAGCTGGCCGCCGCCGAGATCCGTCTGCGTCGAGAGCGACTTCGCCCGCATCGCGGCGTGCGCGGCCTTCTCTTCGGCCGTCATGCGGTCGAAGCAGGCGTTGCCCTTCTCGCCGAAGCGGAACCACTTCTCCATCGCATTGACTTCGACCGACTTCTCGGCCTCGGTCTCCTTGGCGGTGCCAGGGATGAACGCGGCCTTGCGCGCGAGCTTCGTCTCGATGGCGTCGAGCCGGCCATTGAGCGCATCGACAGCGGTCTTCGTCTCGCTGAGCGGCTGGCCGAACTTCTTGACCTCGACCATTTCCGCATCGAACTTCTCGCGGAGCTGTCCGACGAGCCGGCCCTGCTCCTCGATGAGCGTCTTGACTTCCTGCAGTTCCATCGGCGTTTACTCCTGAGCCCGCGCGGCGGCGCGGCGCAACGTGTCGTTGAGGGACTTCAGCGATCCGGCGACACCCGCGAGCGGGTCGTCGGCCGGGATGTCGATGGCCTTCGGCTTGTCTGCCGAGGCGAGGACCGCCGCCACGTGATCGGCGGCTTTGGTCAGGTGGTCGTGGGCGGCAGAGAGCTTCGAGGCGTTGGCGCTCGAGAGCGTGCGGCCTGCCTTGACGGCCTTCGTGGCGGCGTCAATCGAGTCGGCGGCTTCGGTGATCGGCGTGTAGGTGCGCTCGACTTCCGTCACGGCGCCGAGCGTGGCCTCTTCGCCGTCCTCGCTCCACGTGATGGCGATCGAGAAGAACCGGCCGGCCGAGGAAACGATGACGTAGGTGTCGAACGCGTCGACGACCCAGGCATTCGCCAGCGGATAGGCGTCCTGCACGGCGTCGTAGACGGCGCAGAGCTTGTCGCTCAGGCTCGCGTCCTTCGTCAGCGCGTCGACGATCGGCCGAACGAAATCAGGCAGGTCGTTGTCGAACTTCACGCCGACGACGAGCGCGGCCTCGTTCGCCGGGAACGTGACGGTAGAGACCTCGTAGAGCTTCAGCTCGGCAAGATGGCGGTTGCCCTTCTCGAACTTCTGCTTGACGACGTCGTAGCCGATCGACAGGCCCTTGACGTAGCCCTTCTTGAGGGCCGAGTAGGCGCGGGCGCCCTGCGGCGTGTCGAGGTCGATCTGGCCCTTGATGACCAGACCGTCGGGCGAATCCGACAGCGAGCCGATGCCGATCGGGTCGGTCGGGTCGTGCTGCCAGAGGATGGGCACGTTCGCGCCGCGTTCCGAGATCGACTTCGTGAACGCGCCGGCGTCGACGATGTCGCCCTGCAGGTCGACGTTGCCGTAAACTGAGGCGAGACCAACAAAGACACCCGCGTCGGAGAGGTCTTTGACCTCCAGGGCGAAGCTCTTACGCTCTCGCTGGTTGAGACGGGGTTGCGGTCGCGCCACGATCTGAGCTTCAAGGCGAAGGCCGCCTTGCGTCAGTGGTGTGGCTGCGCTTTTGATTGCTTTTGCGCGTGTCGGTCAGGTTCTACGGGGCGATGCCGAGCCGTTTGCAGTAGCTGTCGATCGCCTCCGGCGTGAAGCGGCGCTGCTTGCCGATGCGCACCGTCGGCAATTCGCCGGCGTCAGACTCCGATCGCACGACGCGAGGATCGAGGCCGGTGCGACGAGCGACGTCGCCCGTTCGCAGCAGCTTCTCGCGCGGCTTGGCGTCGGTCGTCACGCGGCCTTCTGCTCCCACCGGTGCAGCACGCGCATGAGTTCGGTTTCCTTGAGGCGCAGCCGCTCGAGCCGTGGCTGCCACGCTTTCGGCATGCGGCTCCGCGCACCGGTGAGATCGACGCCGGACAGGTGGAACCAGAAGCGCGCGGCGGCGTCCATGCGTTCGATCAGAAAGCAGCCGGCACCGATGCGGACACGCACGTGCGACAGCGCCTTGCCGATCCGCTCGCGCTCGGTGCGCGGCTTGTGCCGATCGGCGAACGGGTCGGATACCGAATTGAAGTCACGTACGGCCTGATTGATGATGGCCGAGGCCAACTTGCGCTCGCCTGTCATTCGCTCTCCTCGGCGTCGTCGCCCGGATAGATCGGCGCGAACGACCGTTCACAGTTGGGGTGTTCGAGCGGGTTGTCGAGCGCCTCGTCGAGCGTCCAGACCTCGCCGTCTGCCTCGGCGCAGGGCCCGTCGCCATCGCCGTCGCTGACGAGGACCGACTCGACGCCGTCCTGCCGGTAGCCGAGCACGGACCCGTGGTTGTAGGCGATGGCGACTTCCGTGCGAGCGATCGTCAGCGCCCTAGCCTGGTCGAACGCGCGCGAGTTCTCGGCGGCGTCGGCCAGCGTCTCGGCGAGATCGCGAATGCTTAAGCCCTCGGCCGACTCGAGTTCGTCGATGACGGCGGTCTTGACCCACTCGCGCGTGGTATCTGAAATCTGCGTGACCCGCTCGCCGATGTAGGCGTCGGTGAACCGCTTCGCCGGTTTCGACCAGTCGAAGCCGTCGCCGGCCGCCTTCTTCGGCTCAGGCTTGAGCACGCGCGCGGCTTGCAGCTCGACGATCTCGCGGTAGAGAGGCGCGTAGAGGTCGTGGAGCGTCTGACGCCACTCTGCCCACGGGAACGACGCGAGCGCCTTGGTGACGTCAACCTTCGCCGCTGCGATTTCGGCTTTCGAGATCGCCTGGTCTGCCATCGGTCAGGCGATCTTCTGGCGGATGAGCCGGCCGATGGCCTTGGCCTGGGCGCGGAAGTTCTCGTCGAGCTTCTTGTTCAGCTCGCGCTCGATCTCGCGCTGGCGATCGTTGAGGTCCTGCCCCTTCACGCCCGGCTCGCCGCCGGCGGGCGGCGCGTTGCCGACGGTCGTCGCGCCTGGGTCGCCCGTGTCGCCTGGCGCGCCGGGCAGTTGTGCGGGCTTCAGGAGCGCGACCGGCACGTCGGCGGGCTGCGTGTCGTTCTTCTCGTCGAACGTGTCGTAGCCGGTCGCGGCGCGCTTCTCGTTGAGACTCAGCCAGTCGGCTTGCCGGAGGCCCTGATAGAGCTTCTGCGCGTCTTCGTGCAGTGCCTCAATCTGGTCGCGGTCGTAGTCGAGATAGAGGCCGCTGCCGAACGCCTGCACGATGGGCGAGTTGTTCAGGTCCTCGCGGCGACGATCCATGAGCGGAAGGATGCGGTCCTGGTAGAGGCCCTTGCGCGCCTGCTCCTTGCTCGCGTAGGAGACCGACTCCATGTCGACGAACTCGCTCGGCACGCCGTAGACGTTCGCGATCTCGCGCGCGTTGAGTTTGCGGCCCTGAATCCAGTCGAGATCGGCGGGACTCTGCGAGAGGATCTTCCAGTCGATGTCGCCCTCGAGCACGAGCGGCCGGCGGGCGTTGATCGGGCCTGAGAACGATTCCTTGAGCTCGGCAGTCACGCGCTCGCGCGCGTCTTGCTGCAGGCCGCCCTTGACCATCAGCGCGGCCGGCGGGCGCGCGTCGTTCTGCAGCAGGTTCCGGTTCCAATCGGCCGCGGCATTGTCGCCGTCGATCACGCGCGCGGCGACT